TTCAACCTTACATCGTTAGTGAATGGACTGCGGCATTTAGTCGCATCCTGAAAGAGTGGGGATAATGGCAACAGGTACAAGAGCATTAACCCTCAAACTCATTGCAGACATTGATGACTTTAATAAAAATCTAAATAAAGGTTCAACCGAGGTCGAAGGCTTCGGCGGCAAGATTGAGAAGTTTGGCAAAATTGCGGCAGCAGCGTTTGCGGCAGCGGCAGCGGCAGCAGTTGCCTATGCAGGCAAACTCGCCATTGATGGAGTTAAGGCAGCCATCGAGGATGAAGCAGCGCAGGTTCGCCTTGCAGCAGCTCTCGAAAATGCTACAGGTGCAACTCGCGACCAAATCGCAGCAGTTGAACAACAAATCACAAAGACTGCACTTGCAACAGGTGTAGCAGACGATCAACTTCGTCCAGCTTTGCAACGCCTGGCAGTTTCTACAGGTGACACAACAAAGGCTCAAGAACTTCTCAACCTTGCATTGGATGTCGCTCAGGCAACAGGTAAGCCACTCGAAACAGTAGCAAACGCATTAGGTAAAGCATATGATGGCAATACCGCATCACTTGGCAAACTAGGCATTGGTTTATCAGCAGCAGAACTCAAGACAATGAGTTTTACTGATGTTCAAAATCAACTATCGAATTTATTTGGTGGTTCTGCAGCAGCTAACGCGGAAACCTTCCAGGGTCGAATTGCTCGACTCAAGGTTGCCTTTGATGAAGCCAAAGAAACTATTGGTTATGCCTTGCTTCCAATCATCGAAAGATTGATTTCATTTGTTGTTGATCAGGTTGTTCCTAACCTACAAAAGTTTGCCAGTGCCTTTGACCCAATCAAAAAAGCCATTGAGGACAATAAAGAATCATTTGCAAAACTTTGGACTTTTATTGGAGATTATGTCATTCCAATCCTGACTACTCTTGCAGGTGGAGCACTTCGAGTTGTTGGTGAAGTATTCGGCAAAATCATTGACATCATTGGCGGTGCAATAGATAAAATTTCAGCATTTGTCGATGCAGTTCGCAACATGGTTAATGCAGTAATTTCAGCCTACAACGCACTGCCAACTCCTAACATTTCGTTAATCAACGGTGGCGGCGGTTCAATGGGAGCACCTGGAGCAATTTTAGGCGGTAACTCAAATGCTGCAATTCTAGGTGCGGTTTCAGGTTTGGCAGGAATAACATCAGGCATTTCAGGATTAACGGGATCATCAAGCGGTAGAGGTTCATCTGCTAATAAAGCAGCACTGGCAAAACTTCAAGCAGATGCCGAAAAACTTGGTGCGCTGGTTGACATCCTCACAGGCTCTAATCAATACAAATCAACATTGACTCAAGAGCAAGCAATTCGCCGTGCTGAAATGGCAGGCTCTCCAGTGCCTAATTACAACATCACTGTAAATGGTGCAATCGATTCAGAATCTACTGCTCGACAAATTGTTGAAATTCTTAATGACTCAGCAGCTAGAGGCACAATAGGTGCGGGAAAGTTTAACAATCTCCCATGACCGCATGGAGTCCTGTTTGGCAGGTATCGATTGACGGGGGCACATTTACAACAGTCACCCTTGCCAATTTATCAGTAGCCTCAGGCAGAACAGACATCTATCAGCAACCCGTTGCAGGCTATTGCACAGTTGAGTTAATCAATACAAACGGCGCTGATTTTAGTATTGATGTTAACAATTCATTCACATTGCAAGTTAAAAATACTAGCGGGGTTTTTACTTCAATCTTTGGTGGTTATGTCACAGACATCGACCAATCGGTTAAGTCAAGCGGCTCAAACGCAATCGTTCAATCATTTAGAATTACTGCACTCGGTGCATTGTCCAAACTTCCAAAAATTTTAACTGACGGGGTTTTATCTAAAGACTTTGACGGAGATCAGATTTATTCAATCCTAGAGCCAGTGTTTCGCAATTCCTGGAATGAGGTAGCACCTTCATTGACTTGGGCTACATATACTCCTGCAACTGAAACATGGGCTAATGCTCAAAATGTTGGACTAGGCGAAATTGACCAACCTGGAGATTATGAACTGACCGCTCGATCATCTAGTCAAATTGATGTTTATTCTTTGATTTCAGGACTTGCAACCTCAGGGCTTGGTTATATTTATGAGGATGCTCAAGGTCGCATTTGTTATGCTGATGCTTCACACCGTAGCCAATACCTCGCAGCTAACGGATACACAGAAGTTTCAGCAAATCACGCCATGTCAAAAGGCATTGCAACCTCACGCAGAATTGGTGACATCCGAAACAAGGTCAGCATCACTCACAAAAACGGTGGAATTGCTACTGCTCAAGATGACACATCTATTGCCATTTATGGGCAACAGGCTCAGAACATTACGACCTCGATTGAGAACACTGTAGATGCTGAGAGTCAGGCGGATTTCTATCTTGCGCTTCGTGCCTATCCTCAAAGTCTGTTCAAGTCCATTACCTTTGAATTGACTAACCCTGAGATCGATGACACTGATCGTGATGCTCTCATTGGGGTATTCATGGGACTGCCTCTCTACATAACAGACTTGCCTGCAAACCTCGCAGGTGGCTCATTTGAGGGATTCGTTGAAGGCTGGTCATTTAACGCTGGATTCAACAAACTTTCAGTAACACTGAATTTGTCACCGGTGGCGTTCAGTATGCAATTTATGAAGTGGCTCGATGTCGGAGCTGCTGAAACATGGAACACGCTTAACCCAACCCTCGAGTGGATTGACGCTACAATAGTAGCCTGATAAAAGGAGAAAAATGGCAACAACAACCAACTATGGGTGGACAACACCTGATGACACTAATTATGTCAAAGATGGAGCATCGGCAATCCGCACTGTTGGTTCTGCCATTGATACATCCGTTAAATCACTAAACCCTGGAACAACCGCAGGCGATTTAGATTATTACACTTCTGCAACATCTAAAACTAGAATTGCAATCGGTTCAACAAATCAAGTTTTAACCGTTAGCGGTGGAGTACCAACATGGTCAAATCCACAAGGTGGCTATGCAAATTATCAAGTGTTTACATCATCAGGAACTTGGACAGTACCCGCAGGAATCACAAAATGCGCGGTTTATGCAGTCGGCGGTGGCGGTGGCGGTGCCTCAGGTAGTATTACAAAAGACACTACAAACGATTCAGTCGGTGGCGGTGGCGGTGCAGGTGGGGCAATTGCATACGATCCATTTTATACAGTAACGCCAGCGGCAAACATTACCGTAACAATTGGCGCAGGTGGTGCAGGTGGTGCAGCAGTTACTTCAATTAACACAAATACAAATGCCAATACTGGAGCGACAGGAACGGCTTCATCTTTTGATTCAAATACAATTTCAGCAGGCGGTGGTGGACCTAGCAGGACTGGTTCTACAACTCCAGGAAATTTTTCCACTCTTTTGACTTATAGGTCAGGTGGTTCAGCAGGTAATGGGGCTGGTGGAACAGGTGGTGTTCAACCTTCAACAACTCCATCATTTACAACAATTGTAAATGTAATGAATCAAGCAGGTGCGCTTGGCGCAAACGGCTCAAACGCTACTGCTGGAACAGTTCAAGGCACAGGTGCTACTGCAACAAATGCTGGTCATCTTGGCGGTGGCGGTGGCGGTGGCGGCGCAACTTGCGTTGGCGGAACTGCGGCGGTTGGTACACCTACGGCAGGAGTCGGCGGCGGTGGAGCAGGTGGCGGCGCAGCGGCTTCAGCCTCAAACATCACAACTACTGCGGGCGCAGGCGGCGCAGGAGAAGCAAATAGTGGTGCAGGTGGCGGCGGTGGCGGCGGCGCAACTAAGAATGGCACTACAACAAATTTCGTCACATCGGGCGCAGGCGGCAATGGCGCATCTGGCGTAGTAGTTATCTTTTACTAAGGAGAATGAACATGGCACATTTTGCAGAGATAGATAAAGATGGATTCGTTTTGCGCGTTCTCGTTGTAGACGATTCACAAGAACATCGCGGTCAAGAATTCTTGGCTAAAGATTTAGGGCTTGGCGGAACTTGGATTCAAACATCTTACAATTCAAACATTCGTGGCAAGTATGCTGCAATCGGCGATAAGTACGATAAGAAAAAAGATGAATTCATTTCGCCAGTAATTATTGAGGAAATTCCAGCAATTACAGATGAAGCCTAAACTTTCTAAGTCAGCCATCCAACTTCGAGAGCAGCTAGATGACTCATTCCCCGATCGTGATCGTCGCTCGGACTCAGGGGCTTACTCAGATGCAAGGCATGCTGCTCGTAAGTCTGACCACAATGCGGATGCTAATGGTTGGGTACGCGCCATCGACATTGACCGTGACTTATCCAAAGGGCGCGATGTCATGCCCGACTTGGTTGATCAGGTTCGACTATATGCCAAAAAACATGGACGATTTAGTTACATCATTTTTGACAAAAAAATTGCTTCACCCATCCTTAACTGGAAATGGCGTAAATACAAGGGCGTTAACCCACACAACAAACATGCGCATTTCTCGTTTCGCCAGGATGCGGACATGGATGAATCGTTTTTCAAAGAAATCCCTATGATCGGAGCAGAATGAAACTATCAAAAAACACAAAGAACGCAATCAAGTCCTACCTTAAGGCAGTTGCAGTTTCAGCGATTACGCTAGGACTTGCACTCGTTGCAGACATTCGTCCTGAATACGCAGTTCTTGCATCAGCGTTAGTTGCTCCAATCGTCAAATACCTTGACCCGACCGATGACCAAATCGCATGAGTCCAACAGATTGGACGGGTGTTGCAGTTGCTGCAGTGACCGTTATTGGTTCATTTTTTGGATCAGTGCGTTGGTTGGTAAAGCATTACCTAAACGAGTTAAAGCCAAATTCAGGAAGTAGCATGCGCGACCAAATAACCGCACTCGAAGCGCGTGTCGAAACAATCATTCGTATACTAGAGAAGTGACAATTTACTCATGGCAAGGAAAGCAACTAAGCAGCTAGAGGATCAGGGCTACTCACCTCTTGAGGCTTACTGCATCGGACTTCATGAATTTTGGAAGGGACTTAAGAAGGCAGGTTTCACAACTGAAATCGCTCTTGGCATTATTTGCGAAAAGAGTTCTTATCCTGACTGGATTTTGCCTAACCCAATAAACCCAAACATTCCTGAACCTGACTGGTATGACGATGAGGATGAATGACAACAACAAAATCCAGGATTCTTGTAATTTCAGATTTGCAGATTCCTTACCATCATGAAGCTGCAGTCAAGAATTTAATCAAGTTAGTCAATAGGGAGAAGTTCGATCTTGTCATCAACACAGGCGATGAACTCGACATGCAATCCCAATCCAAATGGGCAAAGGGAACAGGGCTTGAATGGGAAGCAACCCTGGATGCTGACCGAAGCCTTGCTCAGGAGATTCTTTGGGACTTACGCACAACAGACATCACTCGCAGCAATCACACTGACCGCCTCTATCACACACTCCTTCGAGGAGCGCCGTCCCTAATCGGTTTGCCCGAACTGGACTATCCAAAGTTTATGGATTTTGCTTCATTGGGCATCCGTTTCCATAAAAAGCCTTTTGAGTTCCATCCAGGTTGGGTTTTGGTTCATGGGGACGAGGGTTCAATGAACTCCAACGCTGGACTCACCGCACTTGGTTTGGCTAAGAAGTTTGGCAAAAGCGTGGTTTGCGGTCACACTCATAGAGCGGGCATCAGT